TGTCAACAGCTTGTCCACAGTCACAGACTTGAGCGGGTCAACGATGAGGTCAACACCAAGGTGAGCGAGGTCAGGCGCACCACCAGCGAGTTGCATCCCTGCTATCTTGGCAAGTTGCGCACGGGCGCGAGGTGAAGACTTCAGGCGCTCGTAGTCACTGCCAAGCGTTTTCTTGGTCTCGTCCCACATCTCGGCGGCGTTCTTCTTGATGTCGCTCCAACGCTTGCCGGACGTGAATGACTCAGGCGAATAGCCACTGCCCTCTTCAGGCGAGGCGATGCCACCACCGTCAAAGTGCTGAGGCTCCTTGAATTGCAAGGTCTTGAACACTGAGCCACCCTCAGCCTTGCTCAGGTCAGGCAGGCTCGTGTCGTAGGTTCCCTCGTTGCCGATGGCGCTCTTGATGGCGTTGGGGTTGTAGGACACCACCTCGCCCAGTTCGCCATTGCGGTACTGCATCAGACCGTCATACCCAGCGGCACGGGCGCGGGTCTCGACCTCTTTGCCGATGTAGCCCTTGTTCTCGTAGGCACGCTCAACCATACGAGCGGCTTTGTCCTCGTCCAGACCCAGCTTGGTCAGGGCTTCAATCATGGGGTCACCAGTGCCTTCGATGACCAACGGGTTCTTGATTTGCGCGTGGACTGGCAACACATTGCCGCCCGCGTCCTTTGCGTACTCGCCAGCGAAGTTGGACTTGGGTGTCATGTAGACACCAGAGCCGAGTGCGCCCTCTTTGCTTGGCTTGATGCGTCGAATGGCCTCATTCCCCTTGCCGCCTTCGGTTGCGGTCGTACCGTGGTACAGGCGCATGGGCGTCTTGCTTGGCTCAAGGAACTTGGCAAGGTTGGCGTCGCGCTCCACAGCGGGCATGACGTCACGGTCAGCGAACAGCTTCTTGAAGCCCTTTGCCGCGCCCTTGGCGATGCCGCCAGCTTGCATGGGTGCGCCACCCTCAGCCATGAATTCCAGCTTCTTGAGGCCAGCCTTACCACCTTGCGCCATGCGTTGGGCCACAGCTTGCGCCAAACGGGCGTCAGAGGCACTGATGTCTACCTTGCCACCCTTTGCCATGCGGTTGGCGATTGCCTGCGCTAGGCGGGCGTCTGATTGCTTGATGTCCACAGAGCCGCCTTTCTTGTAGCCCTCCTTCTGGAGGAACGTCAGGTAGTCCTCGTCCACGAATTGGGACGGTTCCGCTCTTGACAGGTCGTAGTAGTTGACAGGGGATGGCCTGTCGTTTTTATCCTTGCGGCCTTCACGCGACTTGTAGAAGTCACGCATGGCCTTGTTGGGAGGCACGAGTTGGTACTTCATGCCAAGGTCAGTGCCAGTCACCTGCAAGGGGAATGCCTCGTTTAGGTCTGAGCGCTCAATAATCTTGCCATCCATCACAAAGAAGCGGTTGCCAACATCGTATGTGCCAGCGTCAATCAAGTCAGGGTCAGTCTCGCGCCTGAGAATGGAATCCATCTGGCCTGAGTCCTTCCACGTCTCGCCCTTGTTCTCTTCTTTGAATGCCTTGCGTCGCATTGGCCCCTTGACGCCCTCACCAAGCAGGACGTCACCAACTGCGGAACGTCGAGCAAAGGAGTTAGCCGCGCCCAGTGCGCTAGGGTCAGTCAGGTCGAAGGCGTCATCAAACAGCAGTACGCCAGTCTTGTCGTCAGTCGCGGCCCTGATGCGGTCGTTCATCAGCTTGATTTGACCAGCAGGGACATTGCCTGCCTTCACCGCGTTTTGGAATTCCTTGATGGCGTCCTTCAGCACGACGGTGTTGCTCTTGTGCTGGTTAGGTGAGCCAACGAAGGTCGTCCAGATTGACTTCTCTGGGTCGTTTTGCTTGACCTTTTTCTCGGCAGTTGTCTTGTTGCCAAAACCCCAGACGGTGTTGGCGTTCTTGTGGGGCAGTGAGTAGTGCTGGAGGCCAGAGAAGCCTACGCCACCACGGTTGGAGCCGAACACCCTTGAGCGGTCAGCCTCTGTGAAGTTGAGGGTCTTGCCCTCTGCGCCGACGTTGCCCAGCGCTTCAGACATCCGCATGGTTGCGGGCGCGAGAGGGTCAGCGTATTGAGCGCCAGCCGCGTACTTCTGGGCCAGCTTCTCTTCTTCGGTCATCAGCAGGCGCTTTGCCGCGTTAAGACCACCCTTCACTATTTTGGATTTTGGGTCTGCCATTCGTTACACCGCGTATGGGTTGACCCGCTCTTTGCGGGCATAAGCATAGTCATCATCGTCATCATACCGAGGCTCTGGGTTAATGTCGAGGAAACCCATGTCCTTCATTAAGCGAATCGCTTGCGTGGCACTGTCAACATAGTCGTCATGCGTCGAGTCAGGGAACGAGCATATCTGGCTCAGGAACCCTTCGCACCAGTCCTTGACGTAGCCCTTGCGCACACTGCTCTCAGGAAGCCATACGCGCCCAGTCGCAAAGATGGAGGCGGTAATCTGGAGGCGTTGCATCTTGTCAGCCTTGCCGGGGTTATACCCACGCACAGGCAGGTGGGCCGCACGCAGTTCTTGAATCAGGGAGATGCCTGCGGCCTTGTCTTCAACGAGGATGAGGTCGGGCCGCTTGGCGTCCTTGCCTTCACCGTAGGAGACGCGCCACTCTTCCAGTACCTTGGGCTTCAAGGCAGGGAAGGTCAGGTGTTCGGCCCAGCAGTCGATGAGTAGGACAGACATCGGGCCATCCAGTGGCTTGAACACGCCCCACGTTGTCATCGCGGTTGGGTCGTTGTATTCCTTGTCAGAGAAGGCGCAGTCATAGGACTGGACGATGAACTCGAACTTGGGGAAGGGCTTGTCCGCTGGGTACAGCTTGAACATATCGCGCCCGACCACCTTGCCGTCTTCAAGGTCAACGAGCATACCCATGACCTCCTGCTCGTACAGCTTGGAACCCTTGTACTGCTCCAACTGGTTGCGGAAAGTCGAGGCGAGGTTGGCTTCGTTCTCGTAGGTGCTGGCGCGGTCAATCACCACGTCGTCACCCTCACGGCCCACCAAGTCGATGATGAGGTCTTTGGGGCGCGGTGTCGTGGTCACAATGACACGGGGCTGGTCACCCAGACGCAGACCCATCATCATCATGTCCCACGCTTCACCAGCGCCAAGGTATTGGAATGCCGCCAACTCGTCACACCACGCGAAGTGGAACTGCGGGCCACGCAGACGCTCGTAGGAGTCGCCTGAGATGCCTCGGATGATGGAGCCGTTGGACAACTTGATTTGATGGTCTTGTTTATTGTAGTCAACCACCAGTTCCTGCGGGATGCAGGCGAGAAGGCCAGACTGGCCCTCAAAGCAGGTGAACTTGATGTCGTTGGACGTGGGCGCGAGGACGAGACAGCGGGAGTTGGGGTTCGTCCATGCCCACCACCAGAGCGCCTCAGCGGCGGAGCGGGTCTTGCCTGCACCGCGCCCTGCAAGCATCATCCAGACGGTGTAGTCCTGCTCAAGGGGCGGAGGTATCTGGTAGCGGTGGGCGCTTGCCACCCACGAGGCATGGGCGATGTATGCGATGCGGTCATGCTCGGACTTGGCGTTGAACTCCGCCTGCGTCTCTGGGTCTTCGAGAATCTCAGCCAGCACGCTTCGTCATCTCCATGTTGCGGATGATGTCGAGGAACTTGTTCGCGTTGGTGTCCTCGGTCTTGATGGCGGCTCCGCCCTCTACCCCCTCGACTGCCACGCGGTCACCGTACTTCTTGGGCTTCAGCTTCATGGCTGTCCATTTACGGGCCTCGATGCGGTTCTTCTGCCACTGGAGGAAAGCGCCGTCCAACTTGTGTTCAATCAGTGCGCCAGTCTTCTTATCCACCACCGCGATGATTTCAGGTTGCTCGTCCGCGATGCTGATAATTTCGTCAGCCAACGTGTCAGCCTGCTCTTCGCGTGCGCGTGTGTAGTTCTCCGCGAATTCAGGATGGCGCAACAACCACTCGTAAACCGTGGACTGCGCTGGCATCCCCTCATCCCTCAGTATCTGTCTCAGACTCTCCCCTTCTGCTATCCGTATACAGATGACAGTTGCAAGGTGAGCGTTGTATGTGGTGGGAGCGCCTACAGGGTTCTTCTGCGGGGCTACAGGCTTCTCGGCGGGCGTAGTGCTACCTTGGGCCTGCTTGGTGGCCTTCGGTGTCTTGGCGGGCCTCTTAGCCGCCTTCTTGGTGGTTTCTGGCATAACCCGTAATCCCTATGTGAATAAGCGAATGACGTCAGTGTAAACGATTCGCTTTAGGGACGCTATAGGTTGTTGGCGGCTGAACTTTTCCGATATTGTCCGAGCCTTGCGACTCTAGCTTGTCATCGGGGAAACCAACCCCTCGGATTGCGTGTCTCAGCACAACGCCCGCTTGTTGCGCCAACAAGACTAAGAACTGTTGCGATTGCGATTCGCGCAGAGCATCGGGATTAAGGTTGCATGGTGTGTTGTGCGCACAAGGGACACCAGAGACTCCCACTGACCGACTTCATCCTGCCAATTCTTAGACTTGTTGGCTCCACTCTCGTGGAAACCGACTCGGTTCTATTTCGCTTTCGACTCGTTACACAGGTTGCCGACGTATGCACGAGGGTGTTGATTCGCGCACTCTTCTTCGGTCAATGTGAAATCTGGAACCCATGCCGCAAGCACAAAAACCAGAACCATCATTGTACCAATGACGACCTTCTCAAGCAAGGTTTCTTCTCTCATGCCGACACCTCTTTTGCAAGGATAGCCTGCAAGCCTGCCACCAATTGCTCGGCCTCTTCGCGAGTCAGCACAGCGCTCATGCTGGCCCCGTTGGTGCGCAGGTTGAGCCACGCGCCCCCGTTGTCCCACTCTGTCGCTACAAGGCGGATGCCGTCTTCGGTGCGGATGATTGTTTCGATTTCGTCAGTCATGGTCATACCCCTTAAATGAAATATTTTGCAATTGCGGACTCGATGCGGCTCTCGTCCTGACCAGTCATCTTGCGCTCCAGCCAAGGTGCTGGGCGTCCACGACGGTCGCACACCTCGAACTCACAATCAACGTAGCCGTGGAAGTCCCAGTCGCTGGCGGCGTGGTAACTGAACGAGCCACGCAC